TCAGCATTGGTAACTCCAGTGTATCTGTAAATTGATTTTGATGTTTCATCGCCAACTCCATCAGCAACAAGACCCAATCTACCAAAGGAAGAGTTGGAGTTTGTTAAGTCGCATTGCCCACCAGATGCAGTAAAGATTGCAATATCATCACAAATAGTGAAGATAGAAACCAACTGAGCATATGCACCATTTGTAATAGAAACTCCGATGCCACCTTGATTGTATTGGGTATAAGAATCAACACTCATAGTTCCAGTAACACCAATATCTGGCAAATCACCGGGTTCTGCCTCAAATCCATCAATTCTCATTCCGATACTATCTGGAATAAAATTGGTGCAGTTTCTAATATAAGGACCTTGTACAATATTACCAACACCTTTAGAATATGGTGGAATTACAACGCCACCAACAACATAGGTATGACCAATTCCAGTAGTTCCCACATTAACAGAAAATTCACCAGTGGTATTATCTGCGGATAAAACACTGAATACGTATCCATTGTTTCCAGTTGGGAATATGGTTGTTGTTGCAGCACCACTTGAACATGCAAATTCTAAGTCTCTTAAAGTTACAAAGTCGCCGCTTCTTAAATTAATTCCAGGTGCTGTTATAGTTACAATACCTGTGGTATTACTATATTCTGCTTCAGAAACTGGAATCGTCCTGTTAATTACATACCCGCCAGAAACATAATTATGTGAAATTGTAGAGATTCCAGTATAAACATCAAAGGAATTATCAGAATTGACTTTGGTCACATAAAACTCATATCCATAATATCCTGATGGGAATTTCTGAGTTGATGTTGGACCTCCAGAAGAACACGAGAATATAAGATCTCTAATTTCAATTAAATCACCGACTTTTGGAGTGAATCCTAGAGTCTTAATTGTAGTTTTTCCGGAAGTATTTTCATAAACGGCACTTGAAACTCCTGCAAGTGTATCAAATCCATTTCCTCTATTTCCGGGGTATGTGGTGTTAAATCCAATAGTTGAAAATGCAGTAGATCCAAGACCAACAATTGTTGTTACAACACCAACACAAACCTTCATGGCGGAAGTCACATCAGCACAAGAATTAATAACATTATTAAATCCTGTATAAGGATCTGGTTGCATCGCCAGATCTTTTACTTGTAAGAACTCATTCTGGAAGTTCTCGTACTTTTGAACGGTTCCACCAGAAACATAAGTGTGAGGAAGAACTGTTCTACCACCAACAAACTCAAATGTATTTGGTCCAACTACAGATTTAACTGGGAAAATATAATTAAATGTTCCATCTGGGAATGTATTTGTCGTATAATTGGAAGTAAGTGTACCACCTTCAACATAAGTATGATCTAATGTTGAAATTCCAACATTTACTTTAACCACATTTGATGTGTAGAGTGCGGGATAAGAACTAAGATTCCCTGCAGTAATTACAGTTGTAATAATTCCGATCAAATTATCAATATTTGTTCTTACATCAGCACATGAAGTTTCATCCTGATTATCACCAGTTAAAGGATCAGCAGTAATTGTCAGGTCTTTAACATTTAATTGATTAGTAATTGCTTTCTTAGCATAATCGCGTACTGCATTAAATGCAGTTACACTTTCCGCCTCTTCGCCAATCAATCCACCAGAAATTGGTGTACCATCTTTATTAAAGTATGCTCTAGTTGCCTCACGAATAAACTTATTGGTTCCGTATCTTACATCCTTGATTAATGCGTCTACAATGTATCCAATATCTCTACGGCACTTATTCTCACCAGAAACAAAGATACCTGGATTATTGTAAATTGTATTGAGAGAAGAAAGTGAACCGGCAGAGATGACTGTCGTGGCAAGAGAAGTTAGAGTATCTAAAGCACTTTGAACGTTTGCACAAGAATCAGGATCAGTATTAGATCCAGTGGATGGATCTGCAGTAAGAGTTAAATCCTGAATCGTAAGTTGGTTTGTAATTGCCTGCTTCATCAGATCTCTTGCCTGATTAAAAGCATAAACTGATTCAGTTTCTTCTCCAACTAAACCATTAGAAATTGGAGATCCATTATTAAAATATTGCTTTACAAACGCGATTACATAAGAATTGCCGCCAGTAAAGATATCAGTCGAAATAGCATCAACAAAATACCCAAGATCGCGCTTACACTTGGTTTCTGTTGCAGAAATTCCAGGATACTCGGAAACAGTTGCAGACCAAGCACTATTGACAATCTCAGTTCTGTTTTGTTGGATTAAACGATAAGAGTCCTTAAATCTAGAGAACCTTGTTGTTTGAACATCATTTGGATAATAGAAATCGGGATGAGAAATTGCAATTGCTGCAAGTGATTTATCAATAATTTCAGTTCTATTACTTTGAATTAAGTTTGAAGCATCAATATAACGATTATCTGTAGTGGCAATTACGGTGAAGTCATATCCAAGATTACCTGATGGGTAATATGCAGTTGAGGGTCCACCGCCACTATTACACTCCCAAACAAGATTTTCTAATTTAATCTTTTTACCAGGTTCAATAAACAAATGTGCTCCCGTAGTTGTTCCCAACCCGACCGCAGTTACAGTTGTAATACCTGTGGTGCGATCATAAGATGTAGTTGAAATTCCAAAGATAGGTGTATAAAGTTTAGAAACTTGCCCACCATACTGATAATCATGATCTAATGTAGAAACTCCAACATTTACTGTGAATGTTTTTCTATCTAAAATATCTTGAACTGTAAATTCATATCCAAGATTTCCCGATGGATAAATTGCAGTTGAAGGTCCTCCACCACTATCACATTGGAATACTAATCCTTCAAGTTTAACTCTGTCTCCAGACTTAATTGGGAGTGCGGAAGATGTTTCAACTGTAGAAATTCCAGTAATTCTATCATAAGAAGCAGTTACAACTCCTACAGGGAAACCGGCAGATCCTGAAGTACACGCATAAGTAAGACCCTGAACTTTGACTGGATCATTTTGAGATAGACCATGATTAATTGCAGTTACTGTTGTAATACCAGTTTGAGCATCAAAAACAGCATCTACAACTGTAGTTCCCAACCCAACAGGATAACCACCCCATGAACAATTATTAATTACTGCTCTTGCAATATTGAATGAATAGTCAAAAGTTGATATAGTTTGCTGAACTTCTCCTGGATTTTTAAGGATTCCACTCTTCAATGTCCAATCTTCATTGTAGTATGCTTTTCCTGAAGTAACTGATCTAGAATTACCACCTCTTGTAATATCATAAATTATTCCTCTCCAGACATCTTTAATATCATCAGCACAGTCATTACTTTCTAAAGTAACTCCATATCTAACTGCAGGAGCACCACTAGTTGAACCTGCACCAATCATACTAGTAACAATACCTACAAGTTGAGTAATTGTCGTTCCTACACCTACACAACCACCCTCAACCTGTATTACCGAAAGATTCTTAACCTGAGATACGCTATTCCCAACACCCTGATATGAGATTGATGGGGTTAAATTATTAATTACATGTGTTGCAATACCTGCAGCATAATCAAGTGCAGCAATTGTTGCTTCCGAAACACCAACTCCAGTAATATGAATTAAACCACCAGAACTACTGAAATAAGAATAACCTGCACCAATTGATTTACGATTACTATTTGCCTTTAGATCATAAGACACTGCCTGCATAATGCTAACGACATCTTCTTTGCAATTTGTATAACTACTAATTCCAAGTGTAAAATTATATCCAGAGGGTGATGTTAGGAATCCAACTGCTTCAGCAGCAATGTAATTTAAATTCGAATCAATTAATCTTGCAGCATCTTGCTCTCTATGATTACCAGCAAATCCACTAAATCCACTGGTTAAGAAACCTACAGATTCTCTTGCAATATAATCAAGATTTATTCTAATCATTCTTGCAGCATCAAAGAATCTGTCTGTTGATACTCCAAGTAATGGTTGTAGTGCAACAACAGCAGCACCATTTGTTACTGCAGGTCCAATAAAACTACAATCAGTAATATGACATCCATTATTTACATAGATTAAATCTTGATCTAAGTTCTTGGGTGTAATTACACAGTTTCTAAGTTCAGTACCTTCAATAGAAACTGTCTTGGCAAGAACAATTGGATTATCTTCAACATAAGTACCTGGGAATACTTTAATAGTATCTCCAAACACTGCAACAGATGCTGCTGCTTTAATTGTTTTCTTAGGATAGTTTTCTGCTAAACCAGTATTATCATCATTACCATTTTGTGATACGTAAATAGTTTTTCCAACTGGTTTATATGATTGAATTTCAACTTTACCTTTACCGGGAATTTGAGTTTCAAATATATCAATGCCAATACCAGGAACAATTTGAGTGACAATTCCAACTAAAGTATCACCAGAACCAAAATATTTTGTTGCGGTTGTAGTTCCAGCAACTGTTAAAGTTTCTGTTATTATACTCGTTCCGATTCCAACACTACCAGAAGAAGGATTATATACTAATTTTTCAGATGAAACATATTCAAGATTTGTTGTTCCGCTTGTTTGTTCTAAGAATGATGGATAATATGTTTTATCAGTAGTATTATTATCTTGAACAAAAATTAAACCAGACCCAGGTATTCCTTGTAAACCTTGTGTTCCCTGTGCTCCTTGCAGACCCTGGAGACCTTGAAGACCTTGGGTACCTTGAGGTCCTTGAGATCCAACACCTTGAAGACCTTGTGTACCCTGAGTTCCTTGAGTTCCTTGAAAACTTTGAACACCCTGGACTCCCTGGACTCCCTGGACTCCTTGAGTACCTTGGCGTCCTTGAAGTCCTTGAAGTCCTTGGGTTCCTTGATTTCCCTGAACTCCCTGATTTCCTTGAGTGCCTTGAGTACCTTGATTTCCTTGAGTACCTTGGAAATTACTTAAAGATCCTTGAAGTCCTTGAAGTCCTTGAAGTCCTTGATTTCCTTGAAGTCCTTGATTTCCTTGAAGTCCTTGATTTCCCTGAACTCCTTGATTTCCTTGACGACCTTGAACACCTTGAGAAGATTGAAGTCCTTGAGTACCTTGGAAATTACTTAATGTTCCTTGAAGTCCCTGATTTCCCTGAGCTCCTTGATTTCCTTGAGAAGATTGGAGTCCTTGGGAACCTTGATTACCTTGAGTACCTTGGAAATTACTTAAAGATCCTTGAAGTCCTTGAGCACCTTGAGCATTTTGAAGACCTTGGGAACCTTGAGCACCCTGACGCCCCTGAACTCCTTGATTTCCCTGAGCTCCTTGTGAACCTTGGCGTCCTTGAGCACCTTGATTTCCTTGAGTACCTTGGAAATTACTTAATGTCCCCTGAGTACCTTGTCTACCTTGACTACCTTGAAGTCCTTGATTTCCCTGAAGTCCTTGATTTCCTTGAGCACCTTGATTTCCTTGAGTACCTTGGAAATTACTGAGATTGCCTTGAGTACCTTGGAAATTACTTAAAGATCCTTGAAGTCCTTGAGCACCTTGGCGTCCTTGAAGTCCTTGAGCACCTTGAGTTCCTTGAGTACCTTGGAAATTACTTAAAGATCCTTGAAGTCCTTGAGCACCTTGGCGTCCTTGTAAACCTTGGAGTCCTTGTAAACCTTGGAGTCCTTGAGTACCTTGGAAATTACTTAAAGATCCTTGAAGTCCTTGAAGTCCTTGAAGTCCTTGGAGTCCTTGATTTCCTTGGGTACCCCCACCTTGAAGTCCTTGATTTCCTTGAGTACCCTGGCGTCCTTGAGCACCTTGATTTCCTTGAGTACCCTGGCGTCCTTGAAGTCCTTGATGTCCTTGAAGTCCTTGATGTCCTTGAAGACCTTGAGTACCCTGCCAACCAGAACCTTGAAGTCCTTGAAGTCCTTGAAGTCCTTGGAGTCCTTGATGTCCTTGAAGTCCTTGTGAACCTTGGCGTCCTTGTAAACCTTGGAGTCCTTGAAGTCCTTGAAATCCTTGTAAACCTTGGAGTCCTTGATTTCCTTGAAGTCCTTGATTTCCCTGAAGTCCTTGTGAACCTTGGAGTCCTTGATTTCCTTGAAGTCCTTGATTTCCTTGAAGTCCTTGATTTCCTTGAAGTCCTTGATTTCCCTGAAGTCCTTGATTTCCTTGAAATCCTTGAACACCTTGAGGTCCTTGCCTTCCTTGTGGTCCTTGAGATCCTTGAGATCCTTGAGGTCCTTGAGGTCCTTGATTACCTAGTCTTCCCTGAGCACCTTGGCGTCCTTGAGCACTTTGATGTCCTTGTGCACCTTGAGATCCTTGCCTGCCTTGTGGACCTTGTGGACCTTGTGGACCTTGCGGACCTTGACGACCTTGTACACCTTGAAAATTACTTAAGGATCCTTGAATTCCTTGATTACCTATTCTTCCCTGAGCACCTTGGCGTCCTTGAGCACTCTGATGACCTTGAACTCCTTGATTTCCCTGACGACCTTGAAGACCTTGTGTACCCTGAGTTCCTTGAGTTCCTTGAGTGCCTTGGAAATTACTTAAGGATCCTTGTAAACCTTGGCGTCCTTGTGCACCTTGAAGTCCCTGATTTCCTTGGGTTCCTTGATTTCCTTGAGTACCTTGGAAATTACTTAAAGGTCCTTGAAGTCCTTGAAGTCCTTGGAGTCCTTGGAGTCCTTGGAATCCTTGGAGTCCTTGAGTACCTTGGCGTCCTTGAAGTCCCTGATTTCCTTGGGTTCCTTGATTTCCTTGAGTACCTTGAAGTCCTTGAAGTCCTTGAGTACCCTGGAAATTACTTAATGTTCCCTGAAGTCCTTGAAGTCCTTGAAATCCTTGTAAACCTTGGAGTCCTTGATTTCCCTGAAGTCCCTGTAAACCTTGGAGTCCTTGAAGTCCTTGAAATCCTTGTAAACCTTGGAGTCCTTGATTTCCTTGAAGTCCTTGATTTCCTTGAAGTCCTTGATTTCCCTGAAGTCCTTGTGAACCTTGGAGTCCTTGATTTCCCTGAAGTCCTTGTGAACCTTGGAGTCCTTGATTTCCCTGAAGTCCTTGTGAACCTTGGCGTCCTTGAAGTCCTTGTGCACCTTGGAGTCCTTGAAGTCCTTGAGTACCTTGTCCAGCAAACTCACCAGATAATCCTCTAGGGCCTTGAACTCCCTGAACACCTTGAGCACTTTGATGCCCCTGAACACCTTGAACTCCTTGAGGGCCAGTTGCTCCAGAAGCATAAGGAAGATCATTCCAAGGTGTTTCACCATCACCAAATTTAAATTGATTTGTATCAGACTCTACACCGAGTTGACCTTCTTCTAAGATCTCATTTTCTTCAACCCATAAACTAGAAATTTGATATTTTCCCGATTGTAAATTTTCGGGAACATTTGGTGCAGTAATATTTTTAAAAAATGTTACTTTTTCGTTAAAATAGGATTCTTGACCAAATACTTGTATATCGTCTGACATATTAGAATCCTATTACATTTGTTTTTGCTATATCAAATGCTGCAGAAACTACATCAGCACCAACAAAACTCTTTGAAAATACGTCCATTCCAAAAGTACTTTTCACTAGATTTCCAGTTAATCCATCCTGATCTAGTTTATTTCCCTTCATAACAACTCTTCCTGATCCAGAATTAAGACTGATGTTTCTTCCGGCTTTAATATCAACATCTTCATCAGATTCTATCATTATATTCTTACCTTTAATTCTGACAGAACCATTTCGCATGGCGGTAATGGTAACATCCCCATTCATGCCTGCAATTACAACATCAACCCCATCACTTTTTTCTTTATTACCTGCTATAATTTCAATTTGACGATCATTGTAAATTCTATATAAACCACTTTCAGTCATTCCAGAAAGATTAACATCATTATTGTCAGTTACTGAATAAAAATTATACACCGATTCCCCAGAACATCCCATCTGAGGATTATTGTTTTCAATTCTAAATTGTGGTCCTAGACTAAAAATGTTTCTAGATTCCCAATTTAAATTCGGTCTTTCTGCCATTTTTTATTCCACACAATCAACTATTATTTTCAGATCTCCTATTTGAGATTCTTCTTCCAGAGATGTAGAAATTTCGCCAACAATTGGTTTTAATATTGCACCAATTCCAGTTTCAGATATGATTCTCATTGATGGTGGTGGCGAATCACTAGTTATTACGTTAGTATTTATTGTAGGTGTTCTACGAACTATATTTTCATTAGGTAGTTCTCTTTCTTCATCAATGTTTTCTGATAATGGGATACCAACTTCTATGTTTGCAGAAATTATGGTTCCAAAATCTTCATCTATATTAAGAGTATACTTATTACCATAGTTATCGATAGCATAATCACCCTTAGAATATCCCGATCCAGAATCAACAACAGTTACTCTAGATACTCCATATATTGGAGAATCCGTAAAGTCTGCTGTAGATATTGAGGATGATGGGTCAATATTACCTATTGGATAATTTTCTCCGACAGACACAATATAAATGTCTTCAATTTCTCCATCATCATTAATTACAGATCTAGCAATAGCACCATATCCTTGATTACAATTATCTTCAATCTCTACGAAAGGAGGGTATCTATATCCCTTACCCTTTTTCTTCATTTTGATTCCAATTACACTTGCGGTTATACCTCCACCAAGAACAGGATCAACAATTTCATTTTTTGCAAACGATCCCAAAATTACCGATGCCTCTGCACCTTCTCCCCCACCACCAAATATATTAACTTTTGGTGGATCACAGGAGGTTGGATATCCTACATAACAATCTTTTAAAGATTTATTTTTTTTAGTTTTCTTTTTCTTTTCATTAAATACATCAAAATCAAGATTTTTTAAGTTTGATTTAGTTGCATTTAGTTCTCCTACAATATCTTTAAATAATGATTTCTCATTAATGCTACTTCTTGCACCACATCCTATAGTCCACTCTTTAATTAATCCCTGACACTTTGACTTTGATTGGTTGCAATCAAATAAACCACCTATAGATTTAATGATATCAATACCACTTCTAAGAATATTGACAATATTAAATCCTGCGCTAAGTATTTTAGTTACACCACCCAACACTCCAGAAAGACCACTACGAATTTTATCAATGATTCCATTTATAAATGCACCAGCAAATTGAGTTCCAGCACAAGTAACAAACTTTTTAACATTATTTAAAACAGATTTAAGAAGATCCTTCACCATTCCAGCAAGACCATTTACAACTGTTGCTGCAACGCATGGAATTGCTTTTTCTAAAAGTTTAACAGGAGGTACCATTGCAGTTTGTGCAGCAACACCTGCCAAATGAGCGGCAATAGGACTACCTGTTGCCGCCAAAACTGCTGCATATACTTTTTTGTATAATAGATCCAATCCTTTTTGAAGAATTGGAATCAACTTATTAAACAAAGAATTAAACATTTGACCAACAATATTATTAGCAATCCCTACTATTTTTTCAACCGAACGATTTATTTCGCTTGTAAAATTTGCTACCTTGTTTAATCCAGATTCAAATTTATCCAATAAATTTGTAACTTCAGAAACTATACCTTTAACTGCAGTATCATCACAACTATTTGCAAGAACTATTTTTTTACCAATTCCAGAATAAGAAGTTATTTCATCTTTTCCCTTTTTGGTATTATTTAATCTTTGAGTAACTGAAGTAGGAACATCTCTAGGACTTTTTTGTGATTTAGCATTTTGCTCATTAGTTTCACTTGGATATACTTGCCCATTAGGTTTATCAATATTGCTGGTGTATCCAGTAAAAGGAGTGAATGGTGAACTGTACTCTTTTGTTGAGACGCCTTCTGTTCTTCCAAAACAACCCATAATAACAGGAAGTTGACCGTTATCACCATCAAGAAAAAATCCAAAAACTATATCTCCAGGTCTAATTTTTTGGGTGACTGCTAAATTTGATGCCCCAGATCCAGAAGTTGTTGGCAACAACACTTGAGCCCAAGGAAGGTCTTCATTAGAAAGTTCTACAGGATTATCTGGATGATATCCCATAATACGAACTTTACAGCGATTTCCCCATCCACCACCACTAGACTGTTTACCATTAGATTCTATTGGTGGTACCTGCCCAATCCACCATCTAAATCCATCTCTACCTACAAAATTACTATTAACTAATGTTTGATCGATCATTTATTTTTTTGCTGTTTTTTCCCAAAAGTATCTCTAACTAATTTCATAGATGTATATGATCTATTGACATCAAAATGATGACATAATTCTTTTATCATATATAGTCCACTTGTTTCTGGATCATACTCTTTTGCATCAGATTCTGAAATTTTAGGAAAATTGCATTCGATAATATCACCAGCTCTTAAATTAGTGTTGCAAGAAATCATAACATCTAGAGATTGAGTAAATAACACGTTATACCTCATCAATCCCTGAGATTGATATTTTCCAGGATCAGCATTTTCCTTAGTAGAAACACCTTGTTCCATAGTACCAATATCTAATACTTGAGATATAATTCTTGTTGGTACATCTCCAAGACCAGTATTAGAACTATTTGAAATTTTTGGAAGTTTCAATTCGCTCCCCAAATTATTAGTCTTCTTTGAATAATCTGATAATTTAAAAACACTATTTGTAAATGAAAAATTAAGAAGATTGAAATAAGACCTTTGACTACAATATGTCCCCATCCTTAATTTTTCAATTAGATTTTGATTTCTGTCTACTAAGTAATTTAGAATTCTAAAGTCATCATCAACTTTATTAGTATCGTCATAATTATTTGTAACTTCACTGTGAGTGTAAGTTGCCTTTGCCGCTTGATCATTTAATCCATCAATTGATCTAAATTGAAATCCATCCCTAGTCTGATAAAATAAGAATCCTGCTGTTCCATCTCCAGAAGATACTGGTACTCCTTTTGAAGCTAACCACACCAAAACTGTAAATGGTTTCCGCATATTTCCAATAAATCCATAATTATTGGATGTTTTATCAATTGTACCTATTTTGTCAGTTTTTAAATAATCGGAAAGAATACTTCTAACAGAAGTATCAATACTTGATGATGATGGATATTTTTTAGGTACTCTAGATGTCTCATTAGTAATTGCCTCTCTAGAGACTAAATGCAAAGTAAAACTTTCTTTTTGAGTTTCTGAAATGACATCAGAAATACTAGATACATAAAAATAGTCTTGAGATTTTTTTGAAAAATCTAGTCCAGGATTATTTTTACTATTTCCTGAAATTTTTACCGCCAATCGTTCACCACCACGAAGTGGAAGACCATTATATAAAGACTGTTTACTTCCATCTGGATTATCTTTTGATGATATTGTATTTCCAGTATTAACTACTTTAACTTTTGCAGTTATTGTGGGTGAAAAAATATCTTCAAAGTATTCAAAAGAAATTACACCAGAAGTAATGTCAACTGTTCTACTTCGATCATTAGACTCTATAAAAAACTCTTCGAATATGGATTGTTTTGTTGACATTATAGATAAGACAAATCTAGTAGAATTTTTTGTTTAATAAATCTATTTAACACATTAAGTTCATTCAAAAATTGACCCTGTATTTGTTTTTGTGGTTTTGGCATTGTTGCCGAAACCACTTGTTGTGGTGTAGGTGCTGGAGGATCAACAACAACAATTTGCTGCCCCTTTCTTTCTGGAGTTATTGATTGTGGTATTTGCGATTTTACCACTGGATACAAAGTAGATGTTTTTTGTTGACTTACACCTTCAGTTGCCTTTGATCCGGGGGCACCATGCGATACAGTAATTCCACCAGTACCGATAATTTCTGCTTCTCTACCATAACCACCTCGATAATAAACTTCACCAACAGCGAACGGAAATTTAGTTGCGGATCCTACTTGAGATGGGAAAGTTTGTTTTACATTTGGATTATGCTCTTGAATATCAACAGCAGCACTACTTCTTGCACCATGGGCTTTTTGTTCTGCAGATATCAAACCTTTTAATTTTTGATCGTCGGTATTTTTATCTGCATTTTTTTTAATATTACCAAAATGAATCCAAGACCCTCTAGCAAACATTGCCTTTGCTGCTCTAAAAGCAACTTCACGAATATTTGCCAACTGTTGAGCAGTTGGATTTGCAGTTTTAGCATCTATATGAAAGTGAGTTGCATATGTAGTTTCACCACCTTTTCCAGATCCCCCCTGAATAAGTCCACCAGATCCGGTTTGTGGTATTAGATTCATAGTTCCAGTAGATACTGGTCTTGGTGGTGTTGGTGTTGGTGTTGGTGTTTTTGGTGGTTGTGATTGTCCACTAGGTTTAAAATTTCTAATAAATGCATTATGCTGCTGTTTTCTTGCACCTCTAACTCTTTCGGAAGGTCTCTCCCATTTTACCATCCACCACTGTGCCGCATCTTCTGGTGAAGAAAACTGTGTCTTCAAATATGCAGGACCAGCATCCTCAACTAGAGCATAGTCTAACTGCCCTTTCCAGTTTCTCTGCCAGTTTGGAACATTTGCTGCCATTCTATCACTTCTTGGTTTCTTCCATTGGAACAAACCACCAGCACCACCATCATCACCACTCTTTGCACCAACTCTAAACTTACTTTCTCCCTCAATGTTTGCAAGAATACCCATGGCATGGGCATGAGAAATTCCCTTTTGCCTTAAATATGAATAAACTGCTTGTGGACTTACTCTACCACCAGAAGTTTCTGGTTCTTTAGTCTCTCCAGGTTGATATGGTTCAGGGTACAAAGTATCTGGTGCAGGTTGACCTGGTAGTGGTGCCTCTTCACCGGTATCAATAGATTGAGTCAAAGGTGTTGTCAATAAACTATATCCTTCCAGTATTTCTCTGTTTACCGATTCTATCGCATCATTCAATTCAGTAAGCGATGTTCTTACTCTATTGGATTGATCAGTAAAATCCAAATTTAAAATATTCGACCCCACACTATGAAGAAGTGTGCCAAATCGTTGTACTATTGTGATCATTCCTCCCAAAAAATTTGAGATTATAGATCCCATCTTATAGACTCTAGAGATAAATTCTTTACCTATAAAAATAATAGTAGGTAAATTTTCAACAAGCCATCCAGCAGTAATAAATCCCAAAAATCCAAGCAATCTTTGAAAAGGACCTGCAGAACTATTCGAAATCATAGATGCAGATGCTTTAAATGTATTTGTAGAAACTTTAGATGCTTCGATTCTGTCCTCTATAATTTTTCTTTTTTCATTTTCTCTACGTCTTAAATCTAAAATATTTGACTTATATGCTATCGTTTCCTTAAGTTTTATATTACTAGATATTACTTGATTTATTTTATTGACAGAAATATTGGATTTTAATATTTCTGTTTTAGCTGAAGAAATAGATTTATTAGCACTTTGAGTAAATCTAAACGATGATCTAAGTGAATCTGATATTGCCATCTTAGATTACCACGTTGTAATTTAAAAGAGAATATAATATATAAAAATTATCTGGATTTGACGATTTTATCAATGGAACATCAGTAACACTTTCATCATAATTTGGTTGAGATTGAGTAGATACTTGTTGTTTTGGTTGTGGTTGCTGTGCAACTATTACATCTGGTTTTGGTTCTGGTAAAACATCAATTTTAGGAACTTCTTTAGTTACTGCTGAAATTTCCGGTTCTTTAGTTTGTGTGGTTACTTTTGGTTCCTCTAACCGCATTTTACTCCAATCATACCCCTTTGATTCTGCCCATTGCTTTGCTTGTTGTTTATCATCATCACTCATTTTTGACCAAGCACTTTCAATTTTCCCTCTAGCAAGAGGATTATCTTTGTATTGCCAAGCTCTTTCATATTGTTTAACCTTTTCCTCAGGTATTACAAGGGAAGGTTGTGATTTCATCAAATTCTCTTGAGGTTCTATCTTAGTTTCCTGAGATGGTTGAGAACTTTGGGATTTTATTAGTGGTGTTGAAAGTGGTGGTGTTACAGGAGTTACTGTATTTGAAGTTGGGTTTGGTGGATTAGAAGTGGTGGTGGTAGAATTTGCAGCAGTAGAAGTGGTAGATGGTTTTGAAGTTGGGTTTGGTGGATTAGAAGTGGTGGTGGTAGAATTTGCAGCAGTAGAAGTGGTAGATGGTTCGGATTTTTCAGTATTATTCGCTCCAGTCATAGTATCGGATAATTTTCCCCCCATATCCCAACCCAACATACCAGCACCAATTGTAAGTGGAAATTTTACAATTCCGGGAAGAGGTAATTTAGAAGTTACTTTCATTGCAGTGCTGGAAGCAGCCATACTTGACACGCTTCCAGCGCCTGCCTGAAGATTAGTTTGTCCTTCTGATTTTCTACCTAAAAAATCTATACCTCCAGCGGCTAAAGTAAATGCATTAGATGCAATAGAAGTTGCCTTAGAAAAAAATCCAGAAGTTGGTTTTGGAGTTGAAGAAGACTTTGGTGATGCAGAAGATGAAGGAACTGGTTTTTTATTGCCACCAACTAACCGCCTAATTGCATTTATTCCTGATACAAATGGAGCAGTTATAACTTTACCAATAAGAGATAATATTTTACCTGTTAATCCTACAATTAACTTTATTGCTAATCCAATTCCACCATTAATTGCAAATAAAACTCCACCCGCTATTCCCAGTTTCTGTAATATATTATTTTTAATTTCAGTTAATTTATCAGTATCACCTTCATTTTGGGCATCAAAATATTTTACTATTTCATTAGTTAACCAACCGGTAAATAAAAATAATAAAGAACGTTTAATATTTTCAAACATGTTAGTAACTTTTGGTGCCAATTTTTGAACTGGTACCACAAGAGCTGCCTGGATTCTATTTTCAATTTCGTTTTCTTTTCCTACTCGTACTTCCTGTTCAGTATATCGTCGATTTTTTTCCAGATCTGCATTTAGTCTTGCTTGGTCTCCAGCAGCATCTTTTTCGAGTAATTGAGCAATAGTAGTAAGACCAGCATTTAAAGTTACTATCTGCTGGTTTAAATTGTTAATTTGAGTGTTAACACCAATTAATGACTCTTGATTAGTTTGTATTAACTCTAATTTTTGCTTATTATCATTTACATACTGAGATATAAAACTATCTCGATTAAAAGCAGTGCCAGATATTCTCGTTTTATTAAATATTGCCTGTCTTACTTCTTTAGACAATGGAGATCCTGTAATGGGATCTACCCCACTTGAAGCAACTGAATTTAAATCAACCTCAGCCATTAGCGTTATTCTTTAGGTTTTCCTCTTCAATATATTGTTGAAGAAGGGAAATATAAACTTCCCTTTCCCAAGGAATCATATTTTCTATCTCTGTCAAAGAGTATTTATGATGCTGAATGAGAGCAAAATTAACTTTATAATATGACTCAATAGATTCATGAGCCATAACTAGGCGAAAAAACTAGACAATCCCTCAATTACAATGTCACTCTCTACATCAGTGTTTGGATTTCTAACTTTTATTGTATGGGAAAGTTTTGGCATAGTTTCAAAAAACTTTTCAATCATCTTAAATTGATTTGAAGTTAATTGCTCAAGAAATCCAATAAGTTCTTTTTTTGTACAATCAGAAGCAGACCAAGATTCCTCTTCATTATAAATTTGCTCAATACATGAACATATTAATTCAAATGTATCATCAACACTAATTTCTTGACCGTTTGCAAAATTAGTTTTCACAAATTCTTTCATGGAAGGATATTTCATCCTAATCGATAAATTACCATCAAGTTGAATATCCCGAGAGTGATCATCACCAATTTCTACATTAATTTCATCAATATTAATACTAACTGGTACCTGAGTCTTTCCATCATCTGGACATGTAATTAAAAGATCTACAGACTCTCCTACAGATTTTCCCCGTATATTTAAAAACAAATATTCTATATCAAATGTTGAAAGATTCTCTACCTTTACTCCACGAGTTATAATACAATTGGAGATAACAGTTTTTATTGCCTCAGCGATTTGATTTGAATCCTCACTTTCCATCGCAATAATTAATATTTTTTCTTCTTTAACTAAAAAAGGTCTATACTTAATGCTTTTTTTTAATGATGGTATTTCCAACTCATATGTTGGTGTAGAAATGGCAGGTAATGGCATAATAATCCCATAAATTCAGGTATGTTTATTTATTGCCTCTTGCCGTATAAAGATTCATATAATGTCAAATCGGAGGGAAATAATTCAACTCCATTAGAAGGTATTGAACCAGGAGATCTAGGTATTAATCTTTTTGAAGAATCTACTGTAGACGATTGTTTTGGTGTGGATGATTGTTTATTATTATCAGTATTTTGATAAATTGGAAGACTACTAATCTTTCCACAAACATATCTTTCATATTGAAATGATGCAGATACAGTCATAACATTAGATGAACTATATGAAACTGGAATAGATGAGACACTTATTGGGAAAAGTCCAATAAAATTATAGTTAAGTTCTCTCCTATAATCTCTCTCAAATTTTGTTATAGTAGTAAAATTTGACTTATAATATGATGGGTACTGCATTCTCACAAAATATGCATCATGCCCCTGATTGATGGGTCCAGAAATTCCATCTATTGGATTATGAGATCCACTACTCATAAATTCCATCCAATGCTCTAAAAATTTTATTACTTTATATTTTTTATCAACATAAAACTCCATGTTAATTGGAGCATAAATTTTTGAATGTGCAAATTTTTCTTGAACACCTATATGATTATATACTTCACCAGATGCAAATGAAAATGTTGGAAGAGTTGTTGATGAGCAAAGCAATCCCAAATCTTCATATATAAATCTCGCATCCACTCCTCTTTGTGAGAGATAAAATAATAATTCCGAACTTAGTCCACCAAATTTAACTTCATAGTGGGAAGTTTGAGCAACATTTGTAAAAAGTGGTTTAATATCGGATATTTTACGTGAATATGGCACTCTAAATACCTATATTAGGTTTATATTATTAACTATTTAGATGTCATACAAAGGTAAATATAGTCCATCACATCCCAAAAAATATAAGGGAGATCCAACTAATATCATTTATCGTTCTTTGTGGGAAAGACGTTTCATGAATTATTGTGACTTAAATGAAAATATTTTAGAGTGGGGTTCTGAAGAACTAGCACTTCCATATAGATCACCACTTGATGGAAAAATTCACAAATATTTTCCAGATTTTTATGTTAAAGTGAGACAAAGTGATGGAAAAATTCAAAAATATATAATTGAAATAAAACCAAAAAAACAAACTATAGAACCAAAGGTTCAAAAAAAGAAAACAAAGGGATATATTTTTGAAGTAACTGAATGGGTAAAAAATCAAGAAAAGTGGAAAGCAGCTAAAGAATTTTGTGAAGATCGTCAATGGCAATTTAAAATAATAACCGAAGATGAACTAGGTATCAAATAATGGCATTAACAGGACACGAAAAACCATTAAACGAATATACTAAAAAAGAATTAATTCAAATTGCAAAATCGTATGTAATTTATTATGTTTCCGAAAAAGGATCTGGAAGAACGGGTGGGTATGAGAAATTAAATAAAGAAAAATTAATTTCTTTAATTCAAAATGATATAGATTATCGAAGATCAAATCCAAATTTACAAAATAGACCCAACAATAGGATAGAAAAATTAGTTAATAGTTTATATGGTAGTGAAACTCCAGAAGAATTAATGGATGCAATTATAGAATCTTTATCAGATAATGAATCAAATAGCATTAGTTCTGGTGGATATTACACATTCATCTATTATGCAAAAACACCTGGAATCATATATGATCAACATCCATTGATTCTTGCAGGTGACATAACTGAGAACGGATTTTTTGGATTCAATTATCATTGGGGAAAAATAAGACAATATACATATCCAGAAGTAGCAAGTCCTCTGTTTCCAGTATCTTTATACGAATTTAATTCACTAAGACAATTACCCTATGCAAAATTTATCAGAAGATGATGATAAATAACTATAAAAAATAATGGCTCAATTAAGATACCCATTAAAAAATATAGGTATAAATGACGATTATTTAAAGATAGAGATCGTCGAATACATACCCCCTGGTTTATCTCAATCTGGCAGTGGATTTGCTTTAGGAACTACAGATCAGGCTATTAGAAATAATAAAAAATTATTAGAGACTATTATTTTACCGATACCACAAAACATAAGTGATTCTAATTCTACGAGTTGGGGAGAAAATAGTTTAGATGCAGTTTCCGGCGGATTAATGTCTGGTGCTCAGGAGGTAATAAAATCTGGAACACCTCTCCAAACTGGATTGAATGCTGTGAAGGGAGCACTTGATAAAATAGGTGGTGCTGTTACTGATGCAACTGGGCAAAATGCAGCATCGGCAACATTTGCAGGATTGGCAGTACAGCAATTAATCAGTGGAGAATTAAATATCAATCAACTAGTTTCTAGAGCAACAGGTGCTGTAGTTAATCAAAACGTAGAACTTTTATTTGGTGGAACTACGATTAGAACACCATTTCAATTTTCTTATGATTTAATTCCCAGATCAAAACCAGAATCTGATATGGTTAAAAAGATAATTAGACTATTCAAACAAAATATGACTGCAAGTAAAGGATCTGCAGAATCTACGGGTGGTGGATTTTTTATAAAATCACCAAATGTATTTCTATTGTCATATATGAGTGGTGGAAAAGAACACCCATTCTTACATCGATTCAAACCATGTGCCTTAGTCAATATGGGAGTTAATTATACTGCATCGGGAACATACGCAACATATTCAGATGCGACCCCAGTACATTTACAATTATCTCTTGCTTTTCAAGAATTATCTATTGTATATGCTGAAGATTATAATCAAGGAGAAGGTGAACTAGGAGTAGGTTACTAATGACATATTTCAGAGAACTTCCTAACGTAGAATATCAGTCACCATTAAATACAAGACTATCTTCTGATGAATATATAATTGTTAAAAATTTGTTCAGAAGAGCAAAACTTAGAGATGATCTTCAAAATGTTTTTACACTATTCAACAAATATGAAATAAAAGATGGATCTAGACCTGATACAGTTGCTAAAGAATTATATAATAGTTCGGAGTATGATTGGGTAGTATTGATTAGTGCAGGAATAACAAACATAAGAGATCAATGGCCTTTATCAGATAAAGACTTATACGATTTCTGTTTCGAAATCTATGGATCAAATTTAAATCAAATTCATCATTACGAAACTATCGAAGTTAAAGATTCTGAAAATAGATTGATTCTTCCATCAGGAAAAGTTGTTGATGGAAACTTTACTATACCAGACCCACAAAATAAATTATCAAATATTAGTCCACCACCAGTTGTTGGAATAAGTAACTATGAATATGAAGTTAGAAAAAATAATGAAAAAAGAACAATATATGTTCTTAAACCTGGTTATTTAAAACAAGTAATTAAAGATATGAGAACTTCTTTAATCTATGACAGGTCCTCGGAGTATGTTAATGAAACATTGATAAAGACAGAAAATACAAGAAATACTATATTATGACCATAAGAGTTTAAGGTTTTTATCAAAAGTCATAACATATCGGTGCTTGCGGGAGCGTTCACGCCATTCTCCCTCAGCACCTTTTACTTTTCCACGAGAGTGTTTAGTTCCGTCTGCATAGTAAAAATCTTTTTTTGGTTCTGTAAGACCACAATACTTAAAGTTACAAGCGCGATAGATTGTGCCAGTATGAAAATCGTTATCAGCGTAAGAGATGATTGCTTTAACTTTAGTATCCTTTCGTAACTGTTTAATCGCTCTTGAAACAAACCAAGAAGTGATATTATATTCTGATTGTTGGGTTTCAGGGTGTATGCAAAGTCGTGAAAGTTCAAAGAGTCCTTCTTGTTCATTTCTTTCTAATCCAAATGCTCCTTGCGCCACTTCTGGTACTGGAAGTCCAGTAAAAATACAAACTCCAACTGGTCCTCCAATATTCAAAGGAGAAAACTCATTTTTTCGGAACAAACCATAATTATATCCTGATTTGTAACCCTTAGAATAATCTTTAAGATAGTGATAGGTTAGAAGAAGTTCTTCAGCATCCTTCTTAGAAATCCTATCAATATGGTAGTCAGATTTCATAAAAAAGAGGGGAGGTCTCACTCCCCTCATTATAGCACCTGATCAGTCTTCTGCCAAACGAGCAAAGTAACTGAGGGCGTCATCGTCCTCATCATCATTTGATGATGCAGTACGACTTGGTTTCAAGTTACTAATTTCTTGACGAAGATCCTCAGTGAGTTCACGAGAAGAACCACGAGTGTACTCTTCTTCATCTTCAACTTCTTCATCAATACGAGTAGAAGTTTTAGTTCCAAGAACAGAACCCATACGCTTTTTCAGTTCATCATAGGTTTTAAATTCACTTGGGGAGATGAATTCAGCAAGAGAATGCTGTTTCTTCCAGATTGCTTCCATAGCATCATCGTCATCCAGAAGAGCACCTTGATTTGAAAATTCACTGGAATCATAATTACGATAACCAGCAACGTTCTTTGCCTTCAGTTTAAAGTTAGCACCTTGCCAGAAATCAAATGGATCAATTGCTTGCTCATCTTCAAACTCAGGTTGCATTGCTTCGGTAATCTTATCAAAGATTTTCTTACCATACTTAAATAAGAATACCTTACCTTCATTAGCAGGATTTGCAGGATCCTTCACAACGTAGATGTTAGAGACGTAAGTCAGTTTACGCTTTTGTTTACGAGCAACTTCTTTACCTGCATCAGTTCCATTGTTCCATAGTCCAGAATTGTGCTCACAAACAGGACACTTTTGATTGATAGTGGTCAGGCAATTATCGATTAACCAACCGCCAGGACCTTGAAATGCGTGTGAATAAATCTTTACAAACGGAAGATCTTCACCATCAGGTGCGGGGAGGAAGCGAATAACAGCATAACCGTTACCACTTTTATCACATTCCAGTTTCCATACACGCTCATCACTGGAATTGCCAGTATTATTCATTTTTTCTACTTCTTTGACTAATTTAGCAGTCAAAGAACCAAGTTTAGATTGCTTTTTAAGATCGGCAAATGCCATGTTAGATACCTCGGATAGTTTGGATTCGGGGGATTTACTCGGATAGTATAACAAGGATTCCCTCAGTTGTCAAGATATTTTTTGAGGGATTCGATTGTCTGGTTCATACTATTGAATAAAGTTTGCATATCAGTCTCTGATGGAAATCCCATCAGGACAACTGATTTGCGTAGGTTCTCTTTCATTTCAACCGCTTTTGGGTCGTCCGAAAGAGATAACCTAGTATACATCACTCTCTGCTTTTCTAGCAAGACTTGAAGTTTCTCAATGTGATTTATCTTAGTCTCACGATCCATTACCCCAAAAGTTAAAATACTTCCGTAAATTTCCTCTTGAAGTTTATTAATTTCTTTCAATTCGTCCTGAATAATATCAGATTCAAAAAAATTACTCATTGATTATAGACCGTAAAATTTTTCTATAGTTAAACACATCAATATTTAGGAATGGCATATATTTTTTTAATTTCAAACTTACGGTTTCCCATACAGGATCGTCAAGTTTCTTATCAAACGTATTCCCGAACAGGAATATCTTATCATATATCACCAGGGTTTCTAGGGAAATTTTCCCGCCCAGGAACATTTTTAGAACGGGCGGATGACCTTTCGAACAGTCGAAAACACTCTCTAATTCGTTCTCCGAGAACAATTCGCTGCTTTGTTCTTTGAACAAGTATGTCAAACTCTGTTGTCGTTTCATCCATTCGGCGTAGTTTCTTTCGCCAGAATTTATAATTTCCCCAATCCATAGGTTCTGTGGGTTATCGGTGGCAGTGAAATTGGATACAAGAAAATCTACGACT